TCTTTCAAGAATGGGTGGTAAGGCATCCACGCAGGCCACCAAGAATCTGCCTACGATTTCTGCACAGTTGCAGAACTTCGTCAGACAGATGAACAAGATTGGTTCATTCAACTTCGATATGACCAATCTTTCACAGATGGTCACTGCCATTGGTAAACTTGGTAGCGTGGCATCCGGCAGGGCGGTAAATAACATTCCTCTGCTTGCAAAGAATCTGAATGAGTTATTTGTAACTCTTTCAAAAGCTCCTAATGTCAGCGGGAACATCATCCGCATGACAGAAGCACTTGCAAATCTATCCGCAGGATTAGGACGGACGAGAGGTGCTACAGATAGGGCATCAAGTGGTTTTAGCCTGTTTGGTAAGAACGCCGACAGTATGAAAACTAAATCCTTTTCTCTTGCATCCGCAATCGGAAAGGTATATGCAACATACTGGTCGCTGTTCCGGGCGGTTGGTCTGCTTAGAAATGCTATTGATATTTCATCCTCATTAACCGAGGTTGAGAACGTTGTAAGACAGACATTCGGAATATACGAAAATCTGATTAACGATTTTTCAAAGACTTGCATTGAAAAATTCGGTATGTCTGAACTGTCTGCAAAGCAGTTCGCAAGTCGTTTCCAAGCAATGGGAACTGCCCTTGATATTCCACAAGGGCAGATGGCGAAAATGTCTATCCGGTTGACAGAATTAACCGGAGATATGGCTTCATTCTATGATGTGAGCCAAGAAGATATTGCCAAGAGTCTGCAATCTGTATTTTCCGGTACTACGGCACCTATGCGGCGTTATGGTATCGACTTGACACAGGCAACATTAAAGGAATGGGCATTAAAGCAGGGACTTGATGCGAACATTTCATCAATGACGCAGGCTCAAAAAGCTATGTTGCGTTATCAGTATGTGCTTGCGCATACAACCAATATTACCGGAGATTTCAAACGTACAGCGGATTCTTGGCATAACCAGATAACCATGCTTAGAGAGAACTTCAAAGCGCTTGGAGCGGTTGTTGGTGGTGGTTTAATCAATGCATTTAAGCCATTTATCAAGGTACTCAATGCAGTTCTGCAAAAGGTGATTTCTTTTGCGGAAATGGTCACAAATGCTTTAGGTTCAATCTTTGGATGGAGATATGAAGCAAGCAAGGGCGCCGGACTTGGTGGACTTACTGATGATATTGGAAGTGCGTCTGATGGTATGGATGATCTTGCCGGTTCTTCCGGTGATGCCGCAAAAAATACCGGAAACGCCGCAAAGAAAGCTAAAGATCTTAAAGATAATGTCAACAAGGCAGTTCGTGCGTTTGATGAATTAAAGACCATATCACTTCCAGATAAGAAATCAAATTCCGGTTCCGGTTCTGGAAACAAAGGCTCCGGTTCTGGCTCTGGTGATGGTGGCGGCGATACCGGGAAATTGGTTAAAACCGACACTATTTATAAGGATTTCGTAAGCAACATAAAAGACCTTGAAGGACTTGGAGAAGCAATCAGAGACGCGCTTGTTAAAGCTGTTGGTGGTATTGAATGGGATAAAATCTATAAGAAAGCAGAAAACTTCGGAACTGGACTTGCAGATTTCCTTAATGGTTTATTTTCAGAAGATAAAAACGGAAACAGTGTATTTACTGCAACAGCAGATGTTATAGCCGGAGTCTTAAATACTGTATTATTTGCATCAAAATCATTTACAGATAAATTTAAGTTTGAAACTTTTGGCAATAACATAGCACATGGATTCAATCGCTTTTTTAAAAAATTCAAATGGAAAAAGTGCGCAGAAGCTATCAATGGATGGGTTGATGGATTCTGGAAGTTTGTAAGAGGATTTTTTGACGGATTAAGTTGGAAAGATATTTTTAATGGATTAAGAACATTTCTCACGAATTTGTCTCCAAGTTCCATAATGACCATACTTGGAGCTGCAGCACTTAATAAACTGGGGAAAAATTTCTATAAATTACTAAAAGATGCTCTTACAAAGAATCTTGATACGAAGTTAAGTAATGCGATAACAAAAAAACTAAGCGGGGTAAAGTTGGGTGGAGGTATAGCCGGAACCCTTGCAACGGGATTTTTGATTACAGCTACGGTTGCTGTGGCTTTAAAATTTACAAAAGATTTCAAAGAATGGCGAGACAATATAAAAAAGTATGGATGGAGCGAAGGAAGAAAGAGATCTGCAGAGAGCAATCCGGCAAATCCATATAAAAACGGAAGGGCTGTTTCTATTGAGGATAGAAAAAATTCCGCGTATGGAAATAAAGCAAACCCGTATGATAAAAATAGTAACTTCTCAAAGAATTTACAAGATATAAGCAACAAAATATCTGATTGGTGGGGAAGCGTTAGGGATAAGGCAAGACAGAATTCAAATTTGAATTCTGCTAATCCATATAATTCCAATAGCAAGTATTCGGGAAAAACGGAAAAAATTAAAAATGCCGCAAACCCATATGATACAAACAGCGTAAAATCTCACAAAACGCTTGAATTTCAAGCTAAAATCAAGACAAAAGCGTCTGAATTATGGACGAAATTAAAATCTGACTGGGATAAGATAAAAAATAAATATGCAGATTTTAAGGGCAGAATAAAAGATAATGCTAAAGAATGGTGGGAAAATACAAAGAAATACTGGTCTAAAAAAGTCGGTAAAGTGAAAGAATTCACGACAGACGTTAAAGATTCTGCTAAAGAATGGTGGGATAACACCCAAAAGTATTGGAATCAAAAAGTCGGACAGGTCAAGAAATTTACAACCGCCGTGAAAAATGATGCTGCTAAGTGGTGGGAAAATACCCGGAAGTACTGGAATCAAAAGGTTGGTAAGGTAAAAGAGTTTACTACAGGCGTAAAAAATAAAGCCGCAGAATGGTGGTCTAATGTTAAAAAATGGTGGGAAAGCACCATTGCCGGAAAAGAAGTAAAGAAATTTACTGCAAATGTCAAGAAAGCCGGAGGAACATGGTGGAAAGATGTAAGCAACGAATGGAAAGAAAAGGTTATCAATGCTGGAAGAACATTGAAAATTGGTATTTCATTTGCCGCGGATGCTCTGAAAAACCTGTGGTCTAGCGTATCGACATTCTTTAGCGGCAAAACAGTAAATGTAAAAACAAAAGGCTCTGCGGCTAAGAAAGCCGACGGCGGAGTATTCTCCGGTGGCCGTTGGCATGACATTAAACGGTACGCGGCAGGCGGTGTCCCGAATGTCGGACAGTTGTTCTGGGCGAATGAAGCCGGACCGGAACTTGTTGGAACGCTTGGCGGTCATACGGCAGTTATGAATAACGATCAGATTGTTGCGTCCGTATCGGATGGCGTTGCAAAAGCCGTAGCGGCTGTGCTTGGCTCAAACAAAAGCGGCAACCAACCAATCCAGATTACACTTGACGGAAAGGTTATTTTCGATAGCACAAGAGAATATGCGAATGATTACTTCCGCAGAACCGGAACCAATCCATATCCGGTATGAGCTAATGACAAACTACCTTGTTTGTGGTATATTTGATGTATATTACAGGCAAGGAGGAATTTGTTTATGAAACAAAGTAAATTCGGAATAGTAAGTCTTGTGTGCGGAATAGTTGGCATTTTGTTGGCATGTGTTGCCATAGGTGCCGTACCAGCAATAATCGGTCTTGTTTGCGCAGTGATTGCATTTACGCAAAAAGGAAAAGGACATGGTACTGCCATTGCGGGCTTGATCTGTTCAATAATTGCAATAATTATTTTCGTTTTCGCATCGCTTATATTTGATGGAGATGATTCAGATAAGCCTAAAAAGGTCGAAAACAGCCAAGAGACAGAGGCTGTGGATAATGCAACAGAAGCGAGCGAGGAAGTTTTTAAGGTAGGCGATGTTGCAGAAACAGAAGATCTACGCATAACATTTTTAAAAGCTGAACCGTTTAAAAATGAATATGACGAAGCATCAAAAGGGAATGAGTATTACAAATTTGAGTTTGAATTTGAAAATATATCTGATTCCGACCAATATATTTCTTCGGCTGGCTTTAATTGTTATGCGGATGGATATGATTCAGAAATGGCATATGCTGATGAAGGAAAAGCTCTTGACGCAACATTATCTCCTGGAAAGAAAACAAAAGGAATTGTTTGTTTTGAAGTACCGAAAAACTTTAAAGATATTTCACTCGAATATGAAACTGATTTTTGGAATGAATCAAAGGTTTGCTTTGAGGTGAAAAATAAATAATTACAGACAAGGGCATTAAAATACAGGGAAGGAGTTACATATGAAAATGTTTAAGAAAATTTTTGCAGTAGCGGCGTTATCGCTTTCAATGCTGACAACAAGTGTAGCGGCGCAGAACATTGTTGGTACACAGGAGATTGCACAGGCGGCAACCGTTAAGCTGAGCAAAAAGTCTGTTACACTTGATGTTGGTAAAACACAGAAATTGAAAGTTTCCGGAACAAAAGCCAAGGTTAAGTGGAGTTCAACAGATGCCAGTGTAGCAAAAGTAAGCCAAAGCGGTGTCGTGACTGCGGTATCGTCTGGAAGTACAACAATCAAAGCGAAGATTGGAAAGAAAACTCTTTCGTGCAAAATTACAGTGAAAGAAAAAATCAATAAGTTAGTATACGAGGATTCCAATATCAGGGTTTACTTTACCGGATTGAAGAAAGACACATACCCAGATGAACTGATTGCCTGTTTGACAATTGAAAATTTGTCTGGCAATAATTTGGAGATTAACAATTCAGATTCAACGTCTATCAATGACACCATGGTTGACGCTACTCTGTATCAAGAACTTGCACCACATAAGAAAGCGTATGTGACTATGTTCACTTATGATGATTACGCCGTTGGGCTGTCACTTAATGAAATAACAGATATTCAAACATCATTAGTGGTATGGGATGAAGATTCAATTGATAGTGATTATTATACAACAGAACCGATTAGTTTATTAAAATAATGTAATAAGCCGTGGAAACACGGCACAGCAAGGCACCCTAATGGGTGCCTTTTGTGTACTCGAAAATATGTTCAGATTGCACAGCAAGCAGAGAGGAGTGTATAATATGGATAATACAAAAGAAAGAAGGTATAAGTTTATGAGACTATACAATATCTATTATATTTGCTGTGTGTGCAAAGATGAGATAGATAAAAATGTTAAAGTTCAGACCGTAAAAAATGCAAATGGGCAAATTATTGAATACACGGTATTGGGATGGCCAAAACTAAAGGAATCATTGAAACAGTTAAATAATATTTCGTTTATGCATAATGTTGTTGAAAAAGTGTACTGCACTATAGATTCATTGGATAGAGATAACCAACAACCTACGTTGTCCCCAACGAGAAAGGAAAGATTTGACGTTGTTTTAGATGAATTAAAAATTTCTCTCAAAGCAATAAAGAATTTATATGAATCATTAGATATTGGGGAATCTCATGCTGGTATTGATGTTAAAATTCCAAAGTGCGAATCTCTGAAAGAGTATATGGATTACCTAAAGGAGATTGATTTTATTTTCACACAATGCCCTTATTTGCTGGCAAAGGATGAAGAAATAAAATTCAATAACGTTGATGTTGGTTCACAATGGTTATCGTTCTTTTTAGCGGCTTCGGGAACATTTGGAATACTTAACAATCTTGCAAAGCTTGTAAGTAAAGCAATGGCTATAAAATCTAATATTCTTATTTACAAACAGCAGGAAGAACAGTTGGCGGCTATGCGATTAAAAAATGAAGTCATGGAAGAAACAGTCGATGTTTTCAAAAAAATGAAACAGAAGGTTTTGAACGATAGCGTAAGTGATCTTGAATCTGAACTTGGAGAGTTACAAGATGGAGAAGAACGCGGAAAAGTCGAGAAAACATTAGAGAAGATGGTAATGTTGATGGATAAAGGAGTTGAAATTTATTCGTCAATAGAGACGCCAAATAAAATAAAAGTACTTTTCCCGGAAACTAAAGATAATCCAATTCTCCCAGATAATCTTGTGAAATTATTAGAAAAGAAAGAAGATACGGAAAACAAAAAAGAAGAATAAATGCAGTTATTATAGCATCTACCACACGGTAGGTGCTATTTTTATACCCAAAATTACCGACTGTCAAATGGAGACAGCCGCAAACCCAAACAGTTAGGTGGTGGAAACATGGCATACGGCGGTTATCTGCTGAAAATTGGAGATTACAAAGTTGATGCGAAAAAGTACATAAAGTTTGATTCTTATAGTCCGTATGTAAATATGCAGGATCTTGAGCCGTGGACGGATAGCAACGGTTATTTGCACCGAAAACCTGTGAAATTGAAAGTTGCTAAGATTGAATTTGAGACTCCGGCCGGACTTACCAACACAGAGTTTGCAGAGTTTATGAGAAATATCCGGAAGCAGTACACGGATGCAAACGGGCGGCAATGTTATTTCACCGCCTACATCCCGGAATACGATGATTATGTTACACAGTTTGGTTATATCGCAGATTTTCAACCTGGTATTTATGGCATCAAGAATAAAGAAATTATTTACGATGCAATCAAGTTTTCAGTGATCGGGGGTGTATATCATGGATAAAGAACTGTATTTCAAGGAATATGCCGACAAACAGATGCTGATTTCTGTTGACGGTACGAAGATCGCTTTTGACAACTCCATGATTGAATCCGAAGCCTTTGAGATGGATGAAAGTCTTTGTTCGGAATCTGAATTGAAGTTTGGCTCATGCGAAGCGAACAGTGTGAAATTCACGGTTCATAACACGCCGGGCAGTATCGTAGGGAAGAATATCACGATCACAGAAACGGTTGACGGAGATACGGAACATCCGTTCCAGTATGGCAAATACAAGGTTTATTCAGATGTGCCAAGCAGTGACCGGACAAAGCGTGAAATTACGGCATATGATGCCATGTGCGACATTATTAATGCGGATGTAAAGTCTTGGTATGCCGGACTTAGTTTCCCAATGAGCCTTAAACAGTTCCGGGACAGCTTTTTCAAATACTTAGGCATTGAACAGGCGGCGGCGACATTGCCTAACGATTCCATGACGGTCAATAAGACGCTGGTTGCCACGCAGACGGACGATTCAAGCGCAGTCACAGAAGAGTCCACTATCAGTGGAAAAACGGTTGTGACGGCAATATGCGAGATCAATGGATGCTTCGGGAACATGAACCGGGATGGAAAGTTTGAATATGTCTTTCTGAAAGCAATCACAAGCGCACTTTATCCGGCAGAAGATTTGTTCCCAGCAGATGATCTGTTCCCAAGTGATGCAAACACGGAGTCCATGACCGGGCATTACATTTCCTTTGATTACGAGGATTTCCAGTCGCAGGCGATTACACAGCTTGAAATTAAGACGAGTGATGATAACTCCGGGGCTATTGTTGGAACTGCAGGAAATAACTATTCGATTACAGGAAACTTTCTTGTGTCGGATAAGAACGGGGCAGAGTTGGAGCAGATTGCAAATAACTTATTGCCGGTTATGGCAAAAGCGGCATACACACCAATCAAAAGTTGTACGTGTGTCGGCAATCCTTGTCTGATGCTTGGTGAACCTATTCGGTTTAATACTTCCCGGGAGATTGTAGAAACGTATCTTTTGCAACGGACATTAACCGGTGTACAGTGTAAACGAGATTCCATTGCGGCACAGGGCACACAGACTCATGCGGCAAAGGTTAATTCGATCAAAGATACGCTTGAAAGCGTACAGAGACGGACAAGCAAGTTAGAGAGAAACGCTGATCATCTGCTATCCACATATGAGGACTTAGAAGAGCAGACAAATACCAAGTTTGAGCAGACCGCAAATAGCATTGTCGCAGAAGTCAATCGTGCGCAAAAGGCAGAGGGTGCATTAGACGCATCATTGGAATTGAAGTTAGGCAGAGATGAGAACGACCAAGTTATTTCGATGATTAATGCCAGTGCTGACCAAATTGTGCTACGAGGAAACAGATTGATTGTAGAATGTAACAACTTTGAACTGGACGGTAGCGGACGAGTACATATAATAGAATCTCTGCTTTTTGACAGTGGTGAGGTATCTGGGGTAGAGATATTAGGGCATGACGGAAGAAATAATGCGTTATTGCAGAATGTTAAGTTGGACTTATTATCTGTTACTGATGCAAACGGGGAAAACTTGGCGACAGAAAGTTATGTTGACAATTCGCTGAGCGACTACGCAACCAAAAGCGAATTGCCAAGTGGGTATTTTACAGACGTAGACTATACACTTAATGATAGCTCTACAACCAAGTATTCGCCTAGACACTTTAATAAAATGTCTGATTTTGGTTCAAGGGAAAGTACCTTGGATATCGAGGGTCTTTTGATTTCTATTCCGAGTTCCGATAGAAGGCTGAAAAATAATATACAATCATTAAGGGATATTAAAAGCGTTTATATGGCAATGCGCCCAGTTGAGTATACATGGAAATCCGGATATATCACGCAACACACAGGCTTACAGTTTGGTTTAATTGCGCAGGATTTAGAGAAGATTTTGCAGGATGCCGGATTGTCCGATAGCGGACTTGTACTAAAAGAAGATGCCGAAGAGGATGAAAAAGCAATTCACGGAGATTCAAAGACATGGAAAATTGACAAGGAAAATCTCCATGCAATGCACATACAGATGATCCAGATGCAGCAGAAAGAAATCGAACTTTTACAGCAGAAAAACGAAGATCTGGAACGCAGACTATCCGCGTTAGAAAGGAGTGTGAGCCATGCAGAAAATTTATAACCGTACACACTGGGAGAATTTTCCAAGCGAGAAAACAGCGATTGATGCCATGCGGTTAAATAATGTGGAAGCCGGCATTGACAATCTGGATGATCGTGTGGTTGCTATGGATGCGGCGAAGGTCGATCTGACAAAGGCAAATGAGCTTGTGAAAGAAATTCTGTGGGATGAATCAAACGGAACATTGACCATAGTAAAGATGAACGGTTCACAGGCTATGATTGATACCAAGCTGGAAAAACTGGCCGTAAACTTTACATATGATCCGCAGTCGCAGCAGTTGATTATCACGCTGGACGATGGCACAACGCAGAATGTTGATTTGTCCGCTCTGATCACGCAGTATGAATTTATAGATAGCAATACCATTGCATTTGAAATTAGCAGTGACGGTAAGGTGTCCGCAATCGTGAAAGAGGGAAGTATCCAAGAAAAGCATCTGCGCCCAGATTATCTTGCAGATATTAAAGTGGAATCTGCCAAGGCGGTAGCATCTGCCAAAAGCGCAGGGGTGTCCGAAACCAACGCGGCGGCAAGTGAAGCAACGGCGAAAAAGTCGGCTGATTCCGCAAGTGCATTTGCAACGGCTGCAGGAAAATCTGCAAGTGCAGCGGCCGCATCTGAAAAAAACACAAAGCTATCCGAAATTAATACGACTGCCAATGCAAATGTGGCAGAGGAAGCAAAGAACGCGGCTACAGCAGCAAGCGAAGAAGCGAAAGATCTCGTAACAGATGTTGAACAGAAGATAAAGGACGGTGCCTTTGCCGGTCCACCCGGAATCCAAGGTCCAAAAGGAGATAAGGGCGACAAAGGAGATAAGGGCGACAAAGGAGATAAGGGCGACAAGGGTGATACCGGAGAGACTGGCGCAAGCGGAATAATGACGCCGGTGAATGGTATGTATTACCTGTCTGGTGATCCGGACGGAAACCTCTGGTGCTATTACACAGATGGCGCTACTGCACCAAAATTTGAAACTGATAGCAATGGAAACATTTACTACATAACGCCGGATGCGTAGAAAGGATAGAATATGGCAAAAGTTTTAATCGGAAATTTTAAAGGCCCAAAAGGAGATAAGGGAGATACAGGAGAAGGAAAAACAGGACCAGCGGGTGCAGCTGGCCAGCGCGGTAGCCGTTGGTCGGAGGGAACGGCAATCACCGGCACAAGTACCACGGCAACTGTGTTTAGCGGCACCGGAATCGCAGATGCACTTGCAAATGATATGTACATGAACACATCCACTGGAAATGTGTATAGATGTACTGTTGGTGGTGCAGCGGCAGTGGCGAAGTGGGTTTTTGCGGGGAATCTAAAAGGTACGAAGGGCGATAAGGGAAATACAGGAGCGAAAGGAGCGACGGGGCTAAAGGCGTTGCAACCAAACCGGAGATGGACAAGCACCTTTACCACGGTTGGAGCAACCGCATCGGCACCGTTTACAGATTTTAATAGAAACCCAGTAGTTGGGGACGTATTTATGAACGCTGATGGAAACTCAAATATCGGGCAATGGAAAATTACCGCCATTTCTGGAACAACCGCAACATTCCAGCTGATATCGTATGTATCGGCAAAGGGCGCGAAAGGCGATACTGGTGCATCCGGAACGGCAGACACAACATTTACGGAAGCGGCTACATTAACTAAGCTTGCATCCGGAGAATCATTTAAAGCAATGCTTGGAAAGATTGCAAAGGCAGTGTCAACTATATTTGATAAGTTTGATAAAAAAAACATCGTCAATAATCAGACAACGACTGTGGCAGGATTTGCACTGGACGCACGACAGGCGAACCCGAATATAGACGGCACGTTGGCGAAACAGTTAAGTGATTTAAACGGCAGTCTAAATAGTAAGAAAGTACCGACAATCGGCATCGAAAACATATTTACTGGAAATCCGTTTGCTGTCATAGCCGATAGTGGTGGTTTGGCAACTGTTGGCGGTACAAAATGGGAACAAGATAATGGCGGGTATCACGTTAAAGATATAAAATATCCTGCCGGCGGATCAGTATCTCTAACTGTTAGTATGACATTGCCGGCTAATAGCATTGTGTTAATCGATGTAAATACGTTAAATTATGAAAATATTAAACTACAGGGTACGTGTATAAAATACAATTTAACAAGCAGCCCGTCCAATACTAGTTTGTCGATATTTTTTAGCGGAAGAAATGCAAATGTAACAGTATCAACAATTAGATATATGCCGTTAGTTATTCATTTAGGTTAAAGAAAGGAAGGTAATAAAAATGGACAAAATTATCCTGAAAAACAAAACAGAGTTCGAGGTTGCTGAAGGAGCGAGTCTCGGCAATATTCAGATTCAGTCGAAAGACTTTGATGGAATTAAAGCAATCACGGATGCTTTTACTGCAGACAACCTTGCGGAAGTCGCATTTACACACAATGATGAGGTATCTGGAAAGTATACCGATCTGAAGTGTGATGGGTTTACATACGCACCGAATACGGACGAGGCCGGCAAGGAAGATGGAACATATACTGTTACAATCCGCTTGCGAACCAAAACCGAAATTGAAAAGCGTCTGGATGCACTGGAAACAGGACAGGTAACATTGCAACAGGGACATGAGTCCAATGCTGGAGCCATCGAAGATCTGGCCGGAATGATCGGAGGTGAAGAATAATGGCATGTAGCAATCTTATTAAATTCTATGTCCGTCGGATTACGGTTGATAAAAAAATGACGATTGATGATGTGCCAGAACGCTGGCGGGAACAGGTTCGGGCAGAAATCGAAAAACAAAATAAGGCAGAGTAGGAACATGGAGCGCACCTTGCGCTCCTTTTTCGTGCCGGAAAGAGGGTAGGTTATGGATGAAACAGAAAGAGAGTTTGAGCACCGTCTCACAGAGACAGAACAGCGGTCGAAGTCGAATACGCACCGGCTGGACAAGCTGGAAAAGGTCACAGAAGAAATCCATACCATGAGTGGAACAATGGTTCAGCTTGTGGAAGAAATCAAACACACGAATGAAAATGTGTGCTCACTTGATGAAAAGGTAGACCACATAGATGCACGTGTTGACGATATGGAACGTGCACCCGCGGAAAACGCGAAAAAGTATAAGTCAACAGCAGTAACCGCGATCATCAGCACAATATCCGGGGCATTTGCAACCGGTTTGATAATGATGATTGCACAATATATAAAATAAGAAAGAATGAGGTATTTATTATGATGAAGAATTGTGTTTTTAAGCCAAGCGTTGATACTCAAAAGTGGTTCAAGAAAACCGCGATCAGATGCGTGAGAACATTTGCTGCAACCGTTGTGTCGTTACTTCCAACAACCGCAGCTACACTTGGTTCGGTTAATTGGCGGCTTACATTCAGTTCAGCAGCACTTGCTACCGTGATTATTTTTTTCACATGCGTAGCCGGCATTCCGGAAGTGGAGGAGGAGTAGTATATGGCAGTAACAAAGGCAATTAAAGCAATTGCAAAGCAATTGTTCGCAAACCCGAAGAATTATGGCGGCAAGAGAAGCCTTTCTTCTATTAAGTACATAGTTATCCATTACACTGCGAATGATGGAGACACAGACGAAGCGAACGCAAAATACTTCCACAACAACGCGGTAAAGGCATCGGCTCATTATTTTGTCGATGATGATTCCTACACAAAGTCCGTGCCGATTAAGAACATTGCATGGTCTGTTGGTGGTAAAAAATATCCGAACTGTGCCAAGACTGGCGGCGGTAAGTATTACAAAATCTGTACCAATACCAACTCAATCAACATTGAACTGTGTGACACGGTCAAAAATGGAAAGATTTACCCTACACAAGCGACAATCAACAATGCACTCGTGCTTACTCGGAAGTTGATGAAGAAGTACAATATTGACAAGTCCCATGTCATTCGACATTTTGATGTGACCGGAAAACCATGCCCGGCATACTGGGTTGACAATAAGAAGTGGAAGAAAGAGTTCTTGGACAAGCTGTAAGAGACAGACCGGGAGAGTATCGTAATGGTATTCTCCCGGTTCTTTTTATTTCCAGTAGTTCCCTATTTCTTCCTTATGTCGATTTCAAGTATAATTTCCGCATGAAACTGCTAATATGGGAAGAACGGACGAAAAAGAATATGTCGTTGCGGCAATTATCAGCGCGAACAGGAATAAGCCATGCGGCACTAAACAATTATGAGAATGGCAATAGATACCCTACTATAGAGCAGTTGGAAAGGATTGCCAAGGCTTTACATGTCAAAATATCTGATCTATATGATTCTGAATTCAAATAATGTACACATATGTTTACATATCTTTACGATGTATTGATTTTACAATCTTTTTTCCTTATTGTTATATTATAACCAATTGGCGAAAATTACATATTGCAATAAACGAACATATGTTCTATAATTGTTCGTAAAGGTCAGTCAAGCTAAACAGTAGAAACCAGACAATTCGATTTTACTAAGGAGTGGTGCAATGTGGATAAAAGGGCAGATGGCAAATGCATGATGTCAAATGAAGAATACCGGGAAGAACTTCGGAAAATGTTTGAGAGTGTTGATGAAAACTACAAACTTAAATGGTTTTACCAGTTTATTGGGGAAAAATTAAGGAGCAGCAATTAAGCTACTCCTTGGAATCGTGCTCAGATATAATTTTCGTTTCTGCTTCAAGCAGATCGAGTGATTTTTTACTCAATTTTTCGGCATAAGCAATTATGCGCATAAGCTGTTCATTCTTTCTTGTCCTGTTAATTAAGGCGGAAGATTTGTCAATAAACTCAGGATCCAAATTATATATTTTAATCACATCGTCAATATATTCTGCCGATATAGTTCCATCAGAAATCAAATCATAAAGTTTAGTTTTGCAAAATTCATCATATCCAAGTTCTCCGTCGCGCCCCGTATAAGAATACAAATACGTAGCAAATTCTGCTTTTAAATAATTTTGCAACACATCAAGTGTCTGTTCTGGATGAAATTGCATAGCATTTTCTGCACTAGCAGATATTCTTAATGCCTCATTCCTATTTGGCAATGACGGATATACGGCGATCCAGTTCATATAATTTTCATGTACATGTTCATGTAACGCGCAATCGAACTCATCAAATGGGTTATATGTTTCTCCGCATTCTTTACATTCTATGGTGTCTGTTTTGCCAGAAAGGAAATCCACCGTCACACCTAATACTCGTGCAATATCTTGCATTTTATCATCTTTTGGAGTGTATTTCCCGTTTTTCCAATTTGAAATTGTTGCAGTTCCTTTTATTCCTGCAAGTTTTGTTACTTTATAGTCTGTTAATCCGCGAAAATCACGTATTTTAGCATATCTTTCATAAGAATAATCTCCCATATTATACCTCTTTCAAAAAATAGATAAGAAAAATAAGCTATTACCTATTGACACACTTATAAAACTATGCTAAAGTACAAATATAGCTTAGAAACATAAGCTAATCAAAAGGTGATCGCTTGGATTTCTGTATTAACTTAGGCAGCACTATGAATATATCAGAAATCTAAGCTATTGTCAATATATTTAAGTAGAAAAGAGGTGGGAAAATGTACGAGAAGTACGCGAAACGCAGGGATGAACTTGGACTCACTGATTATAAGGTGGCGCAAATGAGTGGGGTTCTTACTGCAACACTTAGCGAATGGAAAAAACACCATGAGACAAATGGAGCGGCTGGATATCAGCCAAAACTTGAAAAGCTTTCTGCTATCGCACTTGCGTTAAATATGAAAGTATCAGATTTGATTGATTAGAAAGGAGATCTATGAATAAATTACAGATCTTTAACAATGACGAGTTTGGAGAAATCCGAACGGCAGTAGTAAACAATGAACCGATGTTTTGCCTTATTGATATTTGCAAAGCGTTGGAACTGTCTAACAGTCGCATTGTTGCTGACAGATTAGATGAAGATGAACGACGTAAGTTAGACTTACCCCGTCAAGGAGAGACTTGGTTTGTTACCGAATCCGGTTTATACGCGGTTATTCTTCGGAGCGACAAGCCGAATGCCAAGAAGTTCCGCAAATGGGTAACATCAGAGGTGCTTCCGTCAATTCGTAAGACTGGCAGTTACAACAAGCCTATGAGCACAGCAGAGAAGATTCAGTTGCTTGCGCAGGGCAATGAGGAATTGAATGAGCGTGTTGATATGGTCGATGGCAGGGTAACTGATCTGGAAAATAACATGACACTTGACTACGGACAGCAGGTTGTAATCGGGGATGAAGTCAATAAAGTTGTGATTAACGCTCTTAGTGGGAAAAATAGTGCGGCATACAAAGAAATAGGAAGAAAAGTCTTTTCGGAATGTAACAGTGATATTAAGCATTACTTCCATGTGAATGCCAGAAACAATATTCCAAAGAAACGATTCGATGAAGCTGTACAGTATATTCAAAAGTGGCATCCATGCACAAATACACAGATTTTGATTAACGAAATCAATTCTGAAAATGGAGTGCGCAAATAACAGGAGGGAAATATGGATAGACAAAAGAGCGTAGCAATCAGAAAAACTTTAGATCAGATAGGCGTGAAACATAGCCTTAAAGGTTACAGATACATAATCAGCGCCATTGAGAAAGCGCTTGATGATAGAAACAAACTTAATCGTATCACAAAAACTCTTTATATTGAGATCTCACAGGAAAACAATGACACGCCATCAAGAGTGGAAAGAGCTATTCGACATGCGATTGAAGTTACTTGGACGGACGGCAATCCAGTGGCAATCAATAAAATCTTCGGATATACGGTTTCCGCGGCAAAGGGTAAGCCTACAAATTCAGAGCTTATCGCTTTGCTGACAGATTTCATTGATTTCAATTACAAAGAAATCGCAGATGGAACGTATGAGTTTGAATGAGTTTCTACCTATTATATAGGGATTTAGAAAGGAGAAGCCATGAAGAAAGCAATTAGATTTATCATCGGAGCGATAGCGTTGGAGTATTCGTTAGTAGCCGCGTGCTACATGGATTGCGACGGAGCGATCGGGAATGTGGCGGCAATCAAGTTTGTTGCAGGAGCGGCAGTCGCTGCGGCAATGTATTTCTGGTCGGAGCTTGACAGAAAGAGAGCCGAACTTGACAAGCGTATCAAGAGAAAACGCAGAATGAGAGAGAACGTATGGTGAGTATGTACATAAGTGGGACAAGATGCACCACGCGGGAAAAGAGAATGCTTGTGGAACTGTTGGCAGGCAAACAGAAAAAAGAGGATCGAGAAAATTTTCAAGACGTTCTTGATTCTGAAATGAAAAAAATGGAACCATCCGAACCGACCAAAGCTGAATGATTCCAATTCGAAAGCAATAGCATAAGCTATTCGCGGTTATTTTAGCACGAGAAGAAAGGAAAAGCAAATATGAATGAAATTACAAATAATAAAGTGAAGTTGACCGGAACAGTCGTTTCCGAACCGGAGTTTAGTCATGAAGTATATGGAGAACAGTTTTTCAATCTGTTTCTCGAAGTAAAAAGAATCAGCGGTGTTGCAGATATAGTTCCGTTGACCATTTCAGAGAGATTATTCAACCTCGAAGACAAATGTATAGGAACCGTGGTTAGAGTTTCTGGACAGTTCCGATCATTCAACAAGCATGAGGAAAACAAAAACCGTTTAGTGTTGTCTGTTTTTGTCAGAGAGATTGAAAGAGTTGTGAATGACTACGACGAAGAAAACGAGATTGAGATTGACGGATTTGTATGTAAGGATCCTGTATATCGTAAGACACCGCTTGGTAGAGAGATCGCAGATATTTTGTTTGCTGTAAATCGTTCCTATGGCAAATCAGATTATATTCCGTGCATTGTCTGGGGAAGAAATGCAGTGTATGCATCCGGACTTCCGGTTGGAACACATTTGAAAATCACTGGAAGAATCCAGAGCCGGAAATATACCAAGCGTTACTTGGATGGTGCCGAAGAGGAAAGAACGGCGTATGAAGTTTCAGTATCGAAGATCGAGGAGAAAATCTAATGGGAAAGAAAAATTACGTCTGTGTTCCAAGGGATGAGTATGATGAGCTGATTGAGTATAAGTTGCACATAAATATGTTGCACGAATACATTACAAAAGAACATGAGGATAGTATCAGATTGCGCGGATGCAAACAGGGCACAACAGATATGCTGACAATCGAAAATTTGAGCGGATATATGGAGAACGAAAAGCATTTCGATAGGCTGAAAAGAGAATTTAAAGAAAGGGTGAGACAAAAATGCGAATGATTTTAAAATCGTTACATATGGAGAATTTCAAAGGTATTAAGAGCCTTGATGTGAATTTCTCAAATAAGACAAGTATTAAAGGACAGAATGCAGTAGGCAAGACCACAATTTTTGATGCGTTCACATGGTTACTTTTTAACAAGAACAGTGCAGGCGAGGAAAAATTCAATGTCAGACCATTGGATAAGGACGGGCACCGCATTGATAACGTGGAAATCAAGGTTGTGGGAGTTATTGATGTTGATGGGAAGGAAGTGGAACTTTCCAAGGTTCAGAAGCAGAATTGGGTTAAGAAGCGTGGAACTAATACGGTATCATTGCAGGGGAACCCAAATTCTTATGAGATTGACGGTTATCCAAAGAGTGAAGCTGAATTTAAGGCTTATATTTCCGGTTTGGCGCAGAGCGAGGATATGTTTAAGATGCTGACCAATCCGCAGTATTTTTCTTCTCTGAAATGGAAAGAACAGCGAGATATTCTGATGAAACTTGTTGCAGAGGTTTCCGATGTGGAACTGGCACAGACCGATGCCAAGTATGCACCGCTGATTGATGAATTGGAAAAAGCACCGTCTACGGATGATATTCGTGCCAAGTTTTCCAAGGCATTATCTGAATGGAAGAAGAAACAGGCTGAAATTCCGGTTCGTATTGATGAAGCAGAGAAATCCAAGGTTGATGTGGATGTGGCAGAGCAGGAGTTGTTAAAGGCTGACCTGGAGCGGAAGATTGAAGCGGTTGACGATCGTATGGAAAATGCCGGAACCGAGATTGACAGACTCCGTGGAAAAGAAATGCAGTTGCAATTTGATATGTCCGGCATTATGCAGGTCATGAATGACGAACTTTCCGCAAAACGTAGAGGTCTTGACAGTGCCAAGGATGATGCAACACGAGAGTTCAATGACTTACATAATCAGATTCAGTCTGCGGAAAATCAGATCAAGGCAAATGAGAAGACAATTTCCGATACAGATGCAGAGCGGAAAAATCTTGGTGTTGAATACAATGCAGAATTTTCCAAGGCATTTGATGAAATGCCATATCTCTTTGACGAATCCAAGTGGACGTTCGATGAGTCCACAACGGTTTGTTCCTTATGCGGCCAGAAGTTTCCAGAAGATAAGATTGAGCAGATAAAGGCTGATTTTGAGCAGAAAAAGGCGGATGCCAAGGCGCGCGCCACCAAGCAATTAGAGGATGCACGCAAAACATTTGATGATGCAAAGGGCGCAAAACTTAAAGGTCTGATTGACAAGGGCAACGCTTGCAAGGCTGATATTGGGCGATTGACAAAGGAAAACGCCAAGTTGCAGGAAGATATTGTGGCACTCAAAGAGCAGGAATCCAAGGCACTTGCAAAGCAGAATGATTATGCAAAGCAGTTATCCGAGATCCCAAGTGAAGCTGATTATTCACAGAATGAAGAATATATGAAGCTGAAAGCAGAGCATGACAAGATTCTTGCTGATATTGCCAAGCTGGAATCCGAGGGCGCAGACAAGGTTGTTACTGATTTGAAAGCCGAGAAAACCAATCTGCAGGCACAGCTTGATGAAGTGAACAAGGTTATTGCGCAGGCAGCTAACAATGTGGCGATTGATGATCGTATCGAAACGCTTCGTGACGAGCAGAAAGAAATCGGGCAGAAAGTTGCCGATCAGGAACAGATGCTTTATCTCTTGGAAGAGTTCATTCGTTTCAAACTGGATAAGGTTTCTGAATCTATCAATAGCCATTTCAAGACAGTTAATTTCAAACTCTTTGAAATGCAGTTAAATGGCGGCATGAAAGATTGCTGTGAGTGTACCGTGAATGGCGTTCCGTATTCGACTTTGAATAGTGGTCACAGAATCGTAGCAGGACTTGATATTATCCGTTCTCTTAGCGAGTTATACGGTGTAAGCGTGCCGATTTTCATAGATAACGCCGAATCGCTGAATGAGTTCAATGTGCCGGATATGGATGCACAGTTAATTCTTTTGAGCGTAACAGAGGACAAGCAGTTGAAAGTGGAGGGCGTGTAGAATGTCAAGAGTAGGGACAAGCAACAACATCACACAGCCGGATGCACGGTGTATGTCGTGCAAGCGTTGGAAGAGTGCAAGTAAAGGGTTCTGGGGAAGAGACGGACATTGTTCTCTTCCGTATTGCGAAAAAGACGCGAGAAATAAAGGAAAGAGAGGTCGTGTACATGGATGATATTGAAAAGTTGAAGGCTGAAAACTCGGATTTGCGAACAAAGGTAGACGAACTTGAGAGTAATAAATATTGCCTTGAAGGAGAGCTTAGAAAAGCCACAGAAACAAACGAACGACTTTTGCGTATTCTTGAAAATTTGTCAAAGGGACATTAAAAAAGGAGGGTTACGATGCAGTATATCAAAGCAAAATTTCCAAACAGCACCAGAAGTTATACATACCGCACCGAGGATTCCGTAAAAGCCGGTGACACGGTTGTAAATGCTAAGGGTGCAAAGCTGGCAGTTACAGATGAAATCGTGGATATGAAGTGGGTGGAGACCTACGGTGCTGATAAGGTGGCGGTTGTGAAAAAGTATGAAGAGCCGGTAGATGCCGGAGAAAGCGAGGAATAAATAATTATGGCAGAAGCAAAGAAACAGGAAGTAGCAGTTAAGCAGGAAATGAATACAAGGCTTTCGTTCTACGCAAACCAGTACACCGGACTTATGGAGCGAGATTTCGAGGAACATGGTCTTGTATTTGATGATTATTCAAAACAGTGCGTTATGGCATCAATGAGTGCGATTTACAACCTTGTTACATCAAATAAGGCAGCTATGGAAAATCTGAATGGTTCTAATTTGCGGCAGGTTATCGGGCAGGTTTCCAGCCTTAAACTTAATGCAAATGCAGTACCGAGAGAGTGTTATTTCCAGTTAAGAAATAAGCAGGATGCCAATGGAAATTGGTATAAAGAGGTTGAGATGGGAATCGAGGGAGACGGAAACGATGCACTTCTTCGCAACTTCGGCGTTGGCGTTAAAAAAGTCTATCCGGTATGGCTTGTGAAAGAAGGAGATGAATTTACATACCCGAAACATAAAGGCGTTGAGATTACACCACCGGAATGGGAAGAAAAGGGATTGTCACAGAAAGTAATCCGTGTCGTTTACCCGGTCGAGATGGACGGTGGAAAGATTGAATACATGATTGCGGAACGTGAAGGTGTAAAAGGAAACCTTTTGGCTCATGTGCGCAACAATCTTTTGAATGAAACGTTTGGAATTTGCGAGAATAAGCGCAAGGCAACCGACAAGCAAAAGGCTGAAATTAAGGCTAAAAAGGACGAGATTATCAGTGCACTTCTCGGATGCAAGACATTGGAAGAAATGCTTGCTTGTGAAGTGGCAAGACCTTATATGAGCGCGGCGTGGAGAGAAACTTCCGAAGCTATGATTGTCCGTAAGATGCGTAATAATGCAATCAAGAAACACCCGAAAGACCTTAACGCTATGGCTACACAGTCACTTATACAGATGGATGAAACATATCAGCAGACGCAGGAAGAGATTGCCGAAAATGCCAATTCAGAGGACTTCATTGTTGCAGATGCAGAAGCAAAGGAATCCGTGAAAGATGGTGTTGAGAGAGCTGTCGGTGCAACAGTCGAAGCGGAAGTTGTTGAACCGGCAGAGAATGACGAGAATGTGCCGGATTTCATGAAAGATTAGGAGGAAAAAGACGATGAAAAGAATTTCAAAGGTTATCTTAATTGCGCTGCTTATGGTAGTTATGGCAATGGGTGCGTGCGGATGCAGCACGGCGGATACAGTAAATTACAATCTCAATAAAGAAGCAAATGAATTCAATGTTTATCGCAGAATCACAGTTACCAATGCCAGAACGGACACGATTATGATGCAGGCAGAGGGGTATATGTCTCTTAGCAACAATTCTTCCAACGAGCTTGTGGTTACATTTAAGACCGGAGAAGACCAGTATTGCAAAGACTACATCTATTTGAACGATTGGACGTGCTATGTGATGGAACAGGTAGAACCGAAATCTACGGACAAGTACCATTATGAATTAGTGTTTTATCCGGATCGGCTTATTCCAGATATTGAGATTAAGTAGGAGGTTGCCATGAGAGTTATATCACAGGACGGCACAATGGATATGCCGTATGAAATGAGTATTATGTGGAGTGAAGATAATGGGGCTATACTTTTGCAAGCTGTTGGAGAAGTAGGGGAATATCAGAGTTTTGCTAAATATTCCACGGAAGAAAAAGCCAAGAAAGCTATGGAAATGCTTAGAAGTGCGTATACAGGAAGTATTGCCATGTTTCAGAACGTTGAGCCTACAGAAGAAGTTAAGAAATCACTCGAAAGACGCAATACGGAGATTATATGTGCAAGTATTGAAAATCAGCCATCGGAAATTAAATTTGAGAATCATCAAAATTTTTATTTCCAGTTCCCAACAGAGGAAGAATTGGAGTAGCCTATGAAATACTATTGGGTTCGCATCTATGATTACAAGGTAGACGATGAACTGAAAGAGTTTACAGATGATAATGTGTGGGATGCTCAAAAAGGTACTCTTCTTGATGAATATTATCTTTGCGGAGATGATATGTCTCGTAGTGAAGCAAAGGACGAAGTAAAGAAGAAAAGCAGTATTTCAAGGTTTGCAAAGCCAAGAAAAGGTAGCGGAATATATGCTCTGGTTATGGACAGTAACCAATTCTTCTATGAGCGATTCAATATTGAAGTTGATACAATCTGTTTTAACTGCCATAAGTCGATCAAAGGCAAACAAAAGGATTTCCCATACATTACGACAGATGGTGGAGAAAAATATTACTTTTGTTCTTATGGTTGCCGAGCTGAAACCAGTAGCAAAATCAATCCCTACTACGAAGGAGAGTTTCAAACCAGAGAGGGATATGAGAGCAATGGTGGTGTATATGGATATATTTACCATATTTATAACAGAAAGACCAATATGCACTACATAGGACAAACGGTATATATGCCATTCTTCCGGTGGCAGGAACACGTTAAGAGCGGTTTGAAAGGTAATATTACAGACCTTGTATTTGAGACCATTACAGAGGTTCGTGTTAAATCACAAGAGTATCTAAACAATATTGAAGCATGGTGGATTCAGAAATACATTGATGAATATGGGAAAGACCATGTTATGAACATTACAGTTCCAAAGATAACTCTTGAAGATTTGGCGGTGGAGTATTCAAAGATTGTTTCGGGGCAGCTAAGTCTTGAAAGAGAGGTGATACAGGGGTGAAACTTAAAGTTTTAGGTTCCGGTTCATCCGGTAACTGCTACATACTGGAGAATGACAACGAAGCTTTGATAATCGAAGCAGGTGTGCCATTCATGGAGGTTAAGAAAGCACTGAATTTCAATGTGATGAAGATAGTCGGTGTACTGGCAAGCCATATTCACGGAGACCATGCAAAGTACATAGAACAGTACAAAGGTGCATGCCCTATTTACAAACCGTATGAAGTGCTCACACCGGATAAGAGGTTTGGAAACTTTTTTATAAAGCCATTTAGTCTTGTTCATGATGAAGAGTGCTACGGATTCTACATCACACACCCTGAAATGGGAATCCTGGTTTATGCATCCGATACCGAATACATCAAATACCGATTCAAAAATGTCAATCATTTTATGGTTGAGACCAATTATGATATGCAATTTGTCAATCGGGACGAGCCAAACTACGAACACCGCCTACGAGGTCACATGAGCCTTGATACGGCACTTAAATTTATTCAGACGAACGACAACCCAGCTTTACGAAATGTCGTTTTAATACACTTATCAGATAAAAGCGGAGATCCCGCACTTTTCAAACAAAAGACAGAAGAAACAATTAAATATGGAGCAAATGTTTATGTTGCAGAAAAATGGTTAGAGGTTGATATGAACCTTTGTCCGTTCTAACAAGTTATGATCTTGACCGGTCAATTTTATATATAGCAACTATTAACCATGCACAGAAAGGAATTTTTTATGAACCCAATTGATTTAGCAGAATTAGCAGGCGGTGCATTGCAGGAAAAGTCCCAGAAAGCATTGCAGGATGTTTTTGAGAATATGCAGGATCCTAATACACCGTGGAAGAACAAACGCGAGGTAGTTATCAAGTTAAAATTCACGCAGAACGAAGACAGAGACGATGCGACTTGTGAAATTTCTGTTGAAAAGAAACTTGCACAGCCGAAGCCAGTAGAGACAAAGTTTGCCCTTGGAACCAATCTTGCAACAGGAGAAGTTCTTGCCGAGGAATACGGACCAGGTATCAAAGGTCAGATCTCCCTTGATGAATACCAGAAAGAACAGCAGATCGATGGAAAGACCGTAGATACGGACACAGGAGAAATAATCGAGGAAGCCAAAGAAAATGATGGCGTTGTAGATTTCAGACAGGCAAAACAGGCATAGAAAGAAGAGGTAAAAAATTATGATTAAAGAAGCATTGGAGTATATCGTTGGTTTAAAAACACCGATTATCAATGAAATTGGTGGTAATACATATTCGGACAAGCCGCTTAACCGCATCAGTTACGTTCCGTATGCGAGTGCGATCGAAATGAAAACATTGACGAGTCTTGTAGAGTATATCAAGGCAAACATTGACTGCATGTCGGAAAAGATGATCGTTCATGTGGTTTCTCCGACGGAAGTTCACTTATATTCATCTCTCGATGCCGATAGAAAGCGGGAACATTTGGTTGAGGTCAATGCAGAGTTGCCAGATTTCCGGTTTGGAAGTTTTATCGATCATGAAAGCTTTGTGATTGCCTTGCAGTCAAAATTTGTTTCGAATGCTGACAGGGATCTTGTTTTAAAGTTTGCAGGAACGGTAGAAGATGGAACGGTTGCAGAGTATGGAGATGACGGTGTTACACAGAAAGCCACTGTTAAAACGGGTGTAGCAAGTAAAGCAGATGCTGTGGTGCCAAATCCAGTCACTCTGATTCCGTATAGAACATTCTTAGAGGTTCAGCAGCCGGCAAGTGATTTTATTTTTAGAATGAAATCTTCCTGTGGCGTGCAGTGTGCAATCTTTGAAGCTGATGGTGGGGCATGGAAAAACGAAGCCATGGATAATATCAAAGAATATCTGAAGAATGAGCTTGCTGATTTAAAACAGTTCACAGTCATTTCATAGGTTGAAACACCAAGGCGAAAGCCTAAAAGAAACCTTTGTTCGGCGAGTAGTTATCACAAATTATTGAAAGCCGTGTTTTGGCGGTATATCCCCTATATGCCGCCGACCTTTAGGAAGGGGATGAAACTTTGAAAATATGCAAATATTGCGGGTCTGATTTTGAGCCGAAGCGACCAGATCAAAAATACTGCAGACCAAAATGCGCGAGCAGATTCGGACAGTTTAAAAATTTTAAAAAGCGTGGAAGAACCGTGTATACCAGAATATGCCCGAAATGTGGCAGAATTTTTATGACCATAGATGAACACAAGGTAGATTGCCAGGATTGTATGAGCGACGCCATTAAAGAGTGCACGGAAAAACCAAAGAAAAAGAATGATGTAATCAAGACTGTGAACCACATGGCACGTGCCGCAGGGATGAGTTACGGAAAGTTCGTGGCAATGATGAGCATGGGAAAGGTGGGAAAATAGCTGATGTTGTATCAAAATATTGCAAAGGCTAAAGCCATTGAGCATCAGAACCGTGAGCGCCTTTTGAAAGTCAATCCAAAGTTGAACGATAAGAGCGGCATTTATTTCCTGCTTAGAGAAGATGAAAATGGGTTCAAGTTCGCATACATCGGGCAAGCAAAGAGCCTGTTGCAAAGATTGTCAAGCCATATGGCAGGTTATCAACAACATATTGATCTTAGCTTGCGAAAGCACAAACTTTATGATCCGGAGAAGAATCCCTATGGATGGAGAGTTGAATTTCTGAATTTCCCGGAAAGCTGGCTTGATGAAAAGGAAAAATATTTTATCAAATTGTATGCGGACAGGGGCTATCAGCTTAGAAATGTCAGTTTGGGCGGGCAGGGAGAAAACAGAGCCGCCGGAGACATTGGAGAGCGAAAGTTACCTAAAGGGTACAGAGAGGGCGTACAGCAGGGCAAAAAGAGTCTTGCCAAGGAATTATCGCATATCGCTGAAAAGCACCTTGAAATCCGCTTGAAGCCGGAGAAAGCCAATAATTCAGTATCACAGAAACAGTATGAAAAATTTATGGATTTGCTTCATGGAGAGGGTGGTTCGAATGGCAGAGAATAAGCGATATTACTGGCTTAAGCTGATGGATGATTTTTTTGATAGTAAACGAATCAAGAAACTCCGAAAGATGGCCGGTGGCGATACATATACGATCATCTATCTCAAAATGCAGCTATTGTCTCTGAAAAAAGGCGGCTATTTGGAATACTCTGGTCTTGAAGATGAATTTTACAAAGAGATTGCCCTTGATATTGATGAGGATGAAATCAACGTTCAAGTTACGATTCAGTATCTTCTTTCCTGCGGATTGATCCAGACAGCCGACAATATCGAGTATCTTATGCCTTTTGTGCAAGATAACTTAGGAAGCGAGACGGCAAGCACTCGTAGAAGTCGGAAATCTAGGGAAAATGCACAAAAAGCGTTGCAATGCAACAGTGGAGCAACAGTGTGCAACAATTTGCAACAAAAATGCAATGTAGAGATAGAGAAAGATATAGAGATAGATACAGATATAGAGAAAGAAAATACAAAAGAAAGTTCCCCAGTGGAACGGTTTGCAGATTTTGTTGCAGCCTACCCGAAAGCCTGTACCGGATATCTGGTAGAGACGGAATACTGCAATGCGGTAGCCGCTGGGGTGCCGGAAGAGGATCTGATCACCGCGGCAAGAAATTATGCAGTTGCCTGCCGGAAGAAAAAGACACCGGTTCGGTACATCAAGAACCCCGAAAACTTTTTGAAAGAAAACCTGTTTATGGCTTACGTGAAAGGAGCGGATGATGGATCAACAGACGAAAAAAATGATAAACGAGATGCTGGAACGCATGAGAAGTCGCTCAACGAATTGCTCGCAGAACGCGGAATCTCCGGAGAGTTCGAAGGATTCTGATGTTTGCCCGGTCTGCCACGGCAGCGAGTGGATTTTAACGGAAAAGAACGGCATTGAAACAGCAACACCGTGCAAGTGCCGGGAGCGTGCGATTATGTCGCGGCGGCTGCGCTTTGCAGATATCCCGGAAGCGTTCCGGGGAATGGAACTGAAAACATTTCGGATGGATGTGTACCGGGAGCCAGACAGCAAAAAGAAAGTGGCAGATGCCTGCCGGATCATAAAAGCGTACCTTGGAGATTTTGAGAACCAGAGGGAGCAGGGGATGGGACTTTTTATCTGGTCCCGGACAAAGGGCAGCGGGAAAACAAGGATTGCGGCCGGGATTGCAAACGAGCTGATGAAAAGCTACGCGGTCAAATTTGCGGTATCACTGACCATCCTGCAGGAAATCAAGAATACATGGCGGCGGGATGCGGAGTACAGTGAGAGCCGGTTACTGGGTGCGCTTAGTACGGCGGATGTGCTGATTATCGATGATTTCGGAGTAGAAGCACCGGCTGCATGGATCAACGACAAGCTGTACCAGATCATCAATGAAAGGTATATCAACAAGCGCGTGACGATTTTTACCAGCAATGAGTCCTTGGAGACTTTACAGTACGATGACCGGATCACAAACCGGATCAAAGAGCGGGCATATCAGATCGCATTCCCAGAAGAATCGGTCCGGGATCATATCGCAGAGCAGCACCAGGAAGATATGCTGCAAAAGCTTTTGGATGGGTAATGAGAAAGTGGCGAGATACCAGAAAGGAGAAATCAAAGAAATGAGTAATGCATTAAAACGGAAGAAAAAGCCAACATTTTTCACGAAGCAGGATACGAAGATCATCGGCCGGAACGATTTTGAAAAGCGCAATGCTGATAAGGTTGTAACAAAATCTTACAAGGATTTCGTGGCAATTGGTTATATTGTTCTTCATGACAAATTCGGGTTTGGGAAGACAAGAATTATCCGGTTGCAGGAATTTTTAAAATCTTACTTGGATGAAGCATCATGCGGCAGGAAGAACGGAAAGGACTTGGCTGTTTACCTGAAAGACAAATACGGCATTGACACCAAGGCAGAAGTTGAACAGATTCCGCAGCGGCAGTTAATGGTCTTATATGCCAAGAAAGGATTCTGCATCGAGCGAGAAGCCTACAGACTTTCCAGTGCGTCATTGTTTAACTATTTTGCACTCACGCTTACGATTCTGAAAAAGGAATTTAAGCTGTCTGTTAAGCAGCTGCAGCAGTTTTTAGACAAGTTTGTTGATTATATCGACACTCTGGCGAATTACAAGCAGTTTTCACTTACAGTCTCTATGATTGCCGAGAGTTTGTCGAATGAGATTAAATTTGTATGCGATTTGGGAATATGAGCAAATCGCGGAAAGAGAGGAATAGCATGGATGGAAATGTAGTAAATAATCTTTGTTCATTGCCGGCAACTGATTTGAATTTTACATCAGAACTTAATCGAGCAACGGCATATCAGATTAAGCAGGCAATCGAGACAATGAAACAAAACGGTGGGAAAAATAAAGGCAGGATTAAAGCCTGTGATAGAGAACTAGAAAACAGAAGACTTACGAAAAAGGGCAAAGATGGAAAGTATGTTTCTAAGGAGCATTTAAGCATTCTTTGTAATACATTTTCATCGGAACATAGGCTTAAAGCCATTCTGAACAAGCTTGGGGAATACGAAGATGCTGAACGGCAGGGGTTGCTTTTACAGTTACCATGCAAGGAAGTTAGGAGTAGAGGTGATGAAGAATGAGCGAAATGAAAGGTTATGCAATGGAAGAAGTTGCAGAGCACAGAAAAGATAAACTTGTAAGCGACTATAATTTTTGCAAGGCAAAATTAGCAGAAATCAGACGTCATGAGCAGGAAATTGAAAGCATAAGAACCGCATATAACAAAATGATAGTCAAGTACAGAATGGAAAGTGTGGATAGAGTGCTTGATTACATAAGGACGGCAAAGATAACAGACGCTAAAGAGTTGGATACGCTGTTGTGCCACTGTCAGAATAAACTCGCAGGCAACATTGACGGAACAGAGTTAAAGCTATCAAGAAGTGGAGATAATGAAGAATGAGTGAAGAATTGAAACCATGCCCGTTCTGCGGGGGTCAAGCAAAAATTAAAGCAGCTACAAAATCTTACGGTTTTACCATTTGGTGCAAATGTGAATGCGGTGCAAGGACAGAGGGATTTTGTCCGGATACAAACAAAGAGGATGACACTATGGAGAATATCGAGGAATGTAAGAAATGGGCAATTAAAGCATGGAACAGGAGGGCGAACGATGAGTAGATTGATTGAAGCAGGTAAGATTTTGGATAATTTAAGCGGAATGCTTAAAAGTATGGATGATTACGATGCTGTAAAAAAAGTGATTAATGACATGCCGACCGCCTATGATGTAGATAAGGTTGTGGAGCAGTTGGAGGAATTTAGCGAAGAGATGGAGCAGTTTAAGTGCGGCGGAATGTTGTCAGATATGATCGAGGTTGTAAAGGCAGGTGGTGTAGATGTCAATTAAACCGATTTTATTCAATATCGAAATGGTTCGTGCGATTTTGGACGGAAGAAAGAGCTGCACTCGGCGGCTGGTTAAACATGATGTTGAATCAGTTCTAAACAGTCCATATCATAAGGTGCATCCAGAGGTAGAGGATAAACAGATTATAAGCAAACTATGCAATCCGCCATATCACACGGACGATATACTGTACGTGAGAGAAACATGGAGCGAAGCATATGAAGAGGGAACATATATTTACAGGGCTGATGATAAGCTGGCAGACTTGCCAACGTTCAAGGAATCATCAAAACTGATATACCGTCCGTCCATCCGCATGCCGAAAGAAGCCGCGCGTATCTGGCTGAAGGTTACGAATGTGAGAGTGGAGCGGTTACAGCAGATTACGGAAGTCGGCATACGGAAAGAAGGAATTGAGGTAGATCCGAAGGAATGCGTTGGTAAATTTGATTTCATCTCTGAATTGTTTTTCTTATTTCAGAGATTGTGGGATTCTACCATCAAGAAATCAGACCTTGACCGCTACGGTTGGGATGCAAACCCGTGGGTATGGGTGATCGAATTTGAGCGGTGTGAAAAGCCGGAGGGAGTGTGAGGTATGACTGAACTTGAATGGAAAGAAGTCGAACCAGAGCAGGAAGACTGGAAGAAACAAATTGATGTAGTTGCCTATTACGGAGATCTCGTCATAGGAAGCATTGTATATTGTGGTGAAGAAATTGGATGGCAGTCTGTCATTGATGGGCACATGGATTTTTTACAGGCAGAATCTCTGGAAGATGCGAAAGAAGAAATGATTGATGCGTTAGATAATCATTTCACAGACCAAATCAATTATTACAAAGAATTGCAGGAAAGCCTTGACGAATTAAGGGGGAATGAAAATGCCTAAAGCAGTATTGGTAATGGATATGCCGGAACAGGTATGCCAGAAATGTGCATTGTGCTATGAGACAGAGAATGATGACGAATATCTGTGCTGTGCGGTAGGAAAACTTTTACCAGATGGAGAGAAGCCGGAGTGGTGTCCGCTCCGAGAATTGCCGGAGAGGAAAGAAACTCATACGGTGTTAGAGCTACATTCTAACGGTCGATGGACAGAAGGCATGAAGGCTGGCTTTAATGCCTGCTTGGATGAAATTTTAAAAACAGATGGAATGAGAAAGGAGTAATGACAGAAGCCTTGGTAGACCAAGGTTGACCGCCTAAAGGTGAAGAAAGGCGAGAACAAAAGGAATTTAATTAGCGGTGTCGTATGGCACTATTGGGAGCCGTAATTCCTTATCCACGGACACAGAGCAATCTGTTAAGTGGTTGTCATGAAAAGATTAAAAGTATGTTGGGTAAGTGCAGGAATATCAAGCTTTATGGCTGGATATTTAGCAGGGAATGTAGACGAATGGATTTACATTGACATTGCAGACCAACATGAGGACAGTATCAGGTTTATTAAAGATTGCGAGAAAGCAATCGGGAAAGAAATTCAGATACTGAAATCAAGCGAGTATAGATGTGTAGAGGATTGCGTAAGAACATTTGGAGGATTTAGAAATCCGGCAAACGGATTCGCACCTTGCACGAACTGGCTAAAAAAGAGAGTGAGAAAAGAGTGGGAGGAACGACATAAGGATTGTGAATTGACTTACGTCTGGGGATTCGACCTTAAGGAAAAAAACCGGGCAGAGAGGACGATTGAAGCAAATCCGCAAGCCGCACACGAATTTCCACTGATTGACAAAAACCTCTCAAAAGAAGAGGTACATGGATTGTTTGAACGGACTTTTGATTTTGCCCGACCTCGGATGTATGAACTTGGCTATCCGAACAACAACTGTATCGGATGCGTCAAAGGCGGTATGGGATATTGGAATAGAATCAGAAAAGATTTCCCGGAAGTATTTGAAAGTCGGGCGAAGTTGGAAAGGTTGGTAGGCTATTCAATCCTTAAGGACGGGAAAGGGAATCCGGTATATTTGGATGAACTTGAACCGGACAGAGGTAACATGAATACAGAGATTTTCCCCGATTGTGGGATTATGTGTTATTTAAGTTTGAAATGAAAGAAGGAGTGAAATATGGTTAGACCAGATGGAACTAAAAGTGCAAAAGTAATCCAGGTAATTGAGACAAAAGCAAAAAGAGGACTTGGAACAGAAAAAGACCCAGTACGTGATGTTGTTCAGTACTGGGATCTTGAAGGAAATTTTCTTGCTGAAATGGATACACAACTTTGTCTTTCTGCGATTGAACACGAGGCAAAGGCGGTAGAAGGATCTATTTTGGCTCCATAGTTGCTGCATCTTCTGTAATCAGAATCATGCTAATGAAGTAAACGGTTGCTTGGATGAATGATTTCATATCACTCACATCTCGGTCTTCTTGCTTCCGGATATAGTGAGCTTCGTCATTGCCTATCCAAGCAGACCGAGTAGCTAATGTTTTTATATTAGGAGAATCAATAAAGTTTTTGATACAAGCTGCAAGTGGCATAGATTTGATTTTTTCTTCGGCATCCGGATTTTCATGTATTGCAAAATCTTTTATTAGGAATTCAAGAGATTTCCTGTAACCAAGACCTGCAATTTCATCAAGACCGGATGCTTCAGCAGCAAGAGCTTGATTATATATTTTGTCAAATAGAGGTGAAAGTTCAATGATATTTTTGTCAAAAACTGTTTTAGCAAATTTTATTGGCTCAACATAACGAAATATAGCTGAGTTATAGATAATAGCATTGTTGTATAAAGATGCATTTGAAATCCAATAGTGAGCAAAAAATGGAGAAACACAGTCTCTACAAAAATAAACAACACTAGCGCATGTAACTGAATCATCTAACTTATAAACACATGCAAAAAGTGGAATAGGAGCAAAAGATTTGTGGCACAAAGGACATTCGGTGATATCTTTATCATCAACTTTGATTGTACAATTTTTTGAATCAATCATATTTTTGGCATCTATAGAACGTAACATAAAAACCCTCCTTTTTGACAATATTTTACAACA